GAGAGTGTATCCTTGCGGAACTTTTTCTGGTAATGTTGTCTTTTCGATTCTAGCTCTTTCATGTACCACAGACATAAGTTCAGGACTAGTTAATAAATCCTTGCCTATGCCAAGCGCTTTCAGTGCTCCTGCAGCCCCTCCGGCTGCAGGTCCACCGATCCTGCCGGCTTCCATAGTTTTGTTGATAGAATCGGGCACATTAGCTACAACACCGGCTAGCTGTGCAATCTGTTTCGCCGCTAGTCTGGCATCGGCGGCCTCATCGGTTAGGGCACGAATATCTCCACTCACTCCACCCTTGCCGGCATAAGGACTTTCGCCCCCAAACGCGCCCCCACCGCCAGTCATCAAAAGTGCTTCAGCAGATACTCCACGCTGACCGAAGTCTCTAAATTGCTTACCGGCTACACTTACTTGAGCACTCTTAAGTTGTTCTTCGAGAATATATCTTTGAGAAGCTCTTTCACCCATCATAGAAAAGCCTTCAGAGACACCGCTAGCAACCGTGGCAAAAGCGGCTCCAACTTGCTGTGCTCTATATCTCTTCTGTCCTGCTTCAGCTGCTCTGTCTTCTATGTCTTTCATCTTCTTAACAGTTTCAGCAGCCTTGCTCTCCTGTTCGATTAGTATTTTCTGTTTCTCGATGTATGCGTCTGTACCTTCGGTCATGTTAGCGAGGGCTTCTTTTGTCTCTTTGATAGCATTAAAGAAGGAAGAAAACTCCTTAGTTGCCTCTTGATACTTAAGCTGATCAACCCTACCAGCACCCATACCGGCAATAGTTTCTCTTGCTCTTGCACCTTCGCGATCTATATCGATAGGTTCCGCCCTGGTGAGTCTTTTTCTAAGACCGCCAGGCGTCATTCTATCGGCTTCGCCGAGCATACGCTCTCTGCGTCGCTCTTCATATTCAGTCATTGCGAGATCGACTGCTTCGCTTCGCCGCTCAACTCGCCCTGCCTGTTCTCTCTTTGTGTACTCGTGACCTGCTTCTCTCTGAGATCTCCTTGAGGTACTGAGGTTTCTTTCCTGCTCTTCTCGTCTGCCAAGATGTATCTGCTCGGTAAGATCTAGGGCTGATACGAGTTCTGACTTTTGGGCATACTGTGATCTTATTGATTTGACTTCGGCATCGATACTTTCTATCTCTAAGCGACCTTGAGCTCTCTGTTCTTTAGAGACACCTTCTCCCGACATACCTTTTCGTATCTCAGCGGCCATACTTTGCCATTCGCGTATTTCGGCGACATATTTCTTTCTTTCGTAGTCAAATTGTCGTCTACCTTTGCGAACGCTTCTTATAGATTGCTCTATCTTATCAATCTCTCGTTTTATATCTCCTTGCATCTTAACTTCTTGAGATATAACACCACTTAGCTCCTCAAGAGATCGGCTACTACCCATCTGCTGGAGCTCATTTTTAATGCGCGTTACTTGCTCATCTATATCTTTGCGCCTGTCTATGAGGCCTCTTTTGGCGACATTTATACTAGCTAATTTGGTTTTATCATCTGCCATCTTAACTCTCGAAGTTTGCTGAAATATCTCCGCCTTCATCTGATTCGCTAGCGCTAGGATTTATTTTTGCACAATCATATCTATCTGCCCAAGCATCATCAGAAAGCTCTTCTTCATTTACGATAGTATCATTTTCGCCTTCAGCACTTAGCTGCTCGGCGGTCTCTCGTACCTCTCTGGCTTCCTCTTCTGCGGCCCAATCCCACTCTTCTTGCGGTAATTCGGTGGCAGCAGCATTGTCTTCTTCATCTTGTTCGTTAATATAATTAACATCGCAATACTCATAGTACAATTCCTCCAAAGAATACTCCTCCAAAAGAGGGTCCTTGTAGGGTCTCTTATAATATTGGCACCACCAGCGCTTAAGATTATTAAAAAACTCGTCCTGATTGAGTCTCTGTTTAGCCCTCTCAACCCCGACGAGTTTTTTAATGTCATCTAATATGCTTAGGCTTGTGGGGAAGTTGGTGTCACTATTGCTTCCGGTGATACTTGTTTTTTCACGCTGGTTCGCCATTCCATTTCCGCCTCAATGCACTTATCATAAAGCTCTTTAAGGATATTATCATCTATAAGGGCGACGCCCCTTCGACAGCCATCCCACCAGTCTGGCCAAGCAATGAGCCTATTTTGTACGTTAGAGAGCCATTTAGCACGAAGATATAGTTCCATGCCTACATTGCTTAAGTCACCGGTTTCTCTAAGCTCATCGCGATCGATCTTGTTCTTTAGGCCAATAGGTGGAACACAGACACAAGTGAAATCTCCTTCATATCTTTCGCCGCTCAACTCGCCCTCAGTGGATATATGAAAAGTCTTATCATTTCTAGGTAGTGCCATGAAGTTTACTCCAATAGATATAACGCGCACACGAACATAGTGCACCAAGTAGATAATGTTATACCTTACTTATTAGAAGCCGAAGCGCTTCTTGGCCATCTTGATGTAGTCATCGGCGCCGCTATCACTCCTGAGATCGTTCGGGATCTCAGGAATAGCCTCATCTCTAAAGCCGATGCCTATAAATGATAAGTTAGTAGCAGTAAGTTGACCTTTTGCAAAACTTTCTGATCTTGAGGTAATAGCAGCTCTCTTTACCAGTATTATAAGCTCATCAGTCCTCTTATCTCTTATCTCGATTGTACTGTAAGGCCAGATAATACCCCTAAACATATCTTGATGCAAGAATGAACTCACAGGACTTCCATCGGGCACTCTATAAATAGACATTGTCCCTTTTACAGAGTACGAATTGGGAGCAAGGTCATTAGGCATAAGTTCATCTACGCCTCTAATTTCGCTCCAGTCCATAGTGATATCATAGCTTACATTAATACATAATACTACAGCCACGCCGTTGATCTTTACAACAGCTCTAGCGCCAGACATTATGCGGGGTTGAGGGTTGAGAGTTTTCAGAGAATCTTCAGAAGCTTTCTTATTACTCTGCGCCGTCTGAGTGGCATCATTAACGAATGCTGCTTTAGATAATGCCACGTGTAGTTACCTCAAGCTGTTACGCATTAGGGCCAGATCTAGATGGAGTACTACTATCATCAGCAAATATAATACCATTGAATGAGAATTGTTCTTCCAGAAGACCTTTAGCATTTAATCCACCTGAACGTCTCTCAAGTCTTGCATCGATAATCTTGGCAATACTTTGCGGAGCCGTATCGAGACTGGCAGTCCCATTTCTTCTGTCGAATACTTCAACGTCAAAAGTAGACGAAAGTAGCAACTGTGCTGGATTAAATGCTGCAGGAACACCAGCAGCTGCAGCTGTCGTACCGACATGTGCAAATGAGCTATTACCATCTGTCACCGTTCCGGTGACACCGGATGCTGTTGCATTTTTGCTGTATCGAACGACTGTGAGGGTACCAGATACCCTATAGCCTACAGGTTCATATGCTATAACCTCGTAAGCTCCCAACACCTCAACTGGAACATGAGTTACATCAACAGTGTAATTAACGTTTGTAGCGAATGCAAGAGTTTTGCCATCTACGGAAATTTTTGCTCTAGCTCCAACTACAAAATTCGGCTTCTGTGCCATGATTTTTCTCCTGTGTTTTTCGGACTGGGAACCGATTTTTACGCCAGTTGAACAGGAGGATATCTCCAGTCAACGCATAGTGTCATTATAAATGAAGAGGAGCTAGAATAAAATTCCACCTACGAAAGCGGTTTAGTATTTTTATAGTTATTGAATGAAATTCCACCTACGAAAATGATTTTGTATTTTTTTTATAGTTATTGAATAAAATTCCACCTACGAAAGCGGTTTTAGTATTTCCTGAGTAGTACCGAAGAGGACTGCCTTATGAGATAAACTTTTAAACGACAATAATCCATTTAATTGCTTAGTTTCTATGTCACACTTTGAACACTTCATACAAAAAAATCCCCCAATAGGATATAACTCTATTGGGGGATTTAGCTAAAGAAGAGGACTTATTATGCAACTGCTGAAGATCGTTGCAAATTTACAGTTGCAAGGACAAAATCTATACCTTCGACAAGAACTACGGTAACATCAATCGATACCGTATTGCCACTCACGGTTACTGTCAAGTCCTTAAAGCCATTAGGCGCTTCAGTTGTAGATCCTAACAGTCCTTGAGTTTTGTAGCCGGTGAGTAAACTTTCACAAAGAGACTTGATACCAGTCGCTGTCCAATCGGTATTCCTGCTGCCTACTATCGAGTTCTCCAGTCTGGTACGGAAGTCGTATACGACCACATCGGCTGCGTGTAAAGTGGCCATGCGATTGTATACCCAGTTATCATCTTTGGAGTAAGTTGTGTTATCAACTACCATCCTAAAGCCGCCAGAAGCAGGAGCCTCAAGGAAGGTGATACCAGCGTCGATAGCATCATCATACTGAGTACGTGGCTCGAAGTCGATAACTACATCAGTAGGAACAGATGCCAAAGGATTAACTGTCTGACGAATTCCAGTTACATTAAAGAACTTGAATGTCAAAGGAAGACCGACAACTGCACCACTTCTCATGCCGCCGACCAAGGTTGCCAGCATGTGAGGTTGCATCCATACTGAGCTTCCATTGGTAGAGAGAGCTTTAACATCTTGAATAACCAACTGAGCTCTAAAGCTAGACAACGTAGCTGCTTTCACTTTTGCGTCAGCATAAGATCCGCGATATGCCAGCACACAGTGACGTTCGCTTCTGTTCTTTGTATTCGACATCAAGATGCAGTGCGATTTAACTGCTGCATGAACCGAGTCGATCAGGTATGTAGAGCTTGCATCCGTAATACTCTCGACGATATCCTGAGAAGCATCGCGGCTAAACAATGGGACAACCGTATTGATTCTTACTTTTTCAAACTCATCCAGAGCAGCTAAGATAGACATAGAAGAAGTGGCCCCTATGATGCCTCCTGCTAAGAAGGTCTGAGAAATAGCATCAGGAAGTCCTCTGGTGGCCGTAATAGTTGCGGACATTGCCGTAGAGGCTGCGAAGAAGTCTTTAACATCTTGGCAATCTCTCTTAACCCTGCCCGGTACAGCAGCTGGACTATTCGACAAACTAAGAATACCTAAGCTACTTACTTCATCCATATCCAGTGGGCTCATGTTGGCATAAGCAGAATTAACTGCTGCAGCATAACCCGGCTGTGCATTGATGTAGCTTACCAACGCTGATAATGTAGGATATTGCAAGAGATTAACATTGAGATCTACACTAGAAACGCCAGTAATTACCGATGTCAGTCTCTTTGTCGTCTTGTTTACTGCTATTACGGCAGCTGTTGCTGCTGCATTAGCATAACCGATACTCATAATGACGCGACCGCCAATTTCATCAGAGGTTTCGACGATTTGATCTCTGGTGTTATTAATGGTAAAAACTGCCTTTTCTTCAGCTGCCGAAGAGATGGCACCCGCATAATTCGGAGTATTCTGCGCTTTCTGAAAGCAACGTAGATCTGCACTCACACCGGCAGGTGTAATGGTTACTGCTGAAACTTGCGTATAAGTACCCACCGTTTGGTCAACTTTAACCATCGTTATAGTTGTCGAACTAGCAGACGTTACATAATAAGCACCGCAGTTGTTAACACCAGAGGCAAGTTGAGAATCTGGAAGAATCCAAATAAGGTCACCAGCCTGTGGCATATCGATCCAAGTTCCGCCAGTAATTGTTACTGTTACCGAAGCGAAACTCTGACCAGCATTGCCGAAAGCAATCGTTCCTACACTACCGATAGCAGACGAGAGAATGTTTCTAGCAACACCACCATAGATTCTGTTATTTAGGAAACTGAGTTGCAAACTAGCGCCCTGCTCTTGTGCTTGTACTGCATCAACAGATATCGCCATCGAAGTAAAAGCTCTCGACGCTGTATTAGCAGCAGCAAACACCTCAGTGCCTGGCACTGGGAGCGTAACAGCATTTGTAGCCAAATCTTTCAGCTTAATGCCTGAGATTGTTGTGATAGTAGAAGCTACCGTACAGAGATAGATACCATTGAAACTTGCAGTAGATAAACCAGAGATTACAAATATATCACCGATATTTACTACGCCAAAGCTGCCGGCTACCGCTAATACAAAGGAACTAACACCGCTAGCATTTGCTACCGTAAGTTCGCTGGTAATTCCAGTACCTGCGAACAGGCTAGCAGAAACGCCACCAGAAGCTGCAACACCAGACAAGGCGGCGGCGGCTGTAACGAATGCATCAGGTCCACCTGCTGCTGCTGCATAGGAAGCGATAATGCCAAGATCCATCTTGGAGATGCCATTAGCGGCAGCTTGAAAATCAGAAGCCGCAGAGGCTACAGATGACGGAAGATAATGCAGCCCAGAGACAGAAGGAAGAGACTCTGCTGTGCTTTGTTCAACAGCTAGTGATACAAGATTTCCACCTTCGCCATACTCATTCGCAAGGCCGACACCATAAGCGGTAGGAATAACTACCGAA